GAACTGGGCCGCTTCGGACGCAACAGGTCTAACGTCTGGACCTACGCCGGCGTCAATACGTTCGGCAAGGGCCGCAAGGAAGCGCTCGCTGCTCATCCGACGGTAAAGCCAGTCGCGCTGGTGGCCGACGCATTGCTCGACTGCACCGCGCGCGGTGATGTGGTGCTCGATCAATTCGTGGGGTCAGGAACGACAATTCTGGCGGCGGAGAAAGTAGCGCGCGTCGCGGTCGGCATCGAATATGAACCACGATACGTCGATGTCGCGATCCTAAGATGGCAGCGGATGATGAAGCTGGAGGCGATTCTTGCTGGCGATGGGCGAAGCTTCGAAGATGTTGGCGCCGCTCGCGCGGCAGAGATCGAAAAACCCATTTCCCATCATTGGAAGGCTGCCGGCAGCAAATCGCCGCCCAACAGCGCAACCGACGATCGAAGGACGACTGCTATCGACGTCGACGAACCGCAAGGCGATCAGGCCAGCCCTGCGGAGGAGGGCAGCCATGAATGATCGAAAAGGCCTCGACGCCACCGACTACGTCGTCGGATACGGCCGGCCGCCGAAAGCGACGCAATTTGCGGCCGGCAAAAGCGGTAATCCGAAAGGTCGCCCGAAAGGGAGCCGAACGGTCGGCGCGATCCTGCAAGACATACTGAGCCAAAAAATCGCGGTGACCGAGAACGGAAGGACCCGCCGCATTCCTACCCTCGAGGTCATGTTTCGTCGGCTCGTCAACGACGCCATGCGGCGCGATGCGGCAGCCCTAAAACTCCTGCTCCCGCTCATCGATCGCTATGCGGCGTCGCCTGAGACCGAACTGCGTCTGGGCGAACTCCTCGCTGAAGATCAGGCGATCCTGTCGCAATACCTGTCCAGGCCGGCCGCCCCAGTCTCCGACTGGGCCAAGGAGTCCGAGAACGAGAGACTGGGCGATGGTATCTGAAGAACGCAAATTTCAGGCCCTTTTGCGCAGCGACTTCAGGGCCTTCGTGCACAAGGCGTTCACAACTCTTTCCCCGGGCCAAGACTATGTCAGCACTTGGCATGTCGAAGCGATCGGACGGCAACTCGAGCGTGTCCGGCACGGGGAGATCCGCCGCCTGATCATCAACATGCCGCCTCGGTCGCTAAAATCGATTGTGGCTTCGGTCGCCTTTCCGGCCTTCGTCCTCGGGCATGACCCCTCGCGCCGCATCATTTGCGTCAGTTATTCGGGCGATCTGTCCCGAAAGCATAGCAATGACTTTCGCGCCCTGCTCGAATCATCTTGGTATCGACGAACGTTCCCCAATGCGCGCATCGGACCTTACAAGAACTCGGAAATTGAGATTGAGCTCACGGAACGCGGTTTCCGTCTCGCGACATCGGTCGGCGGCACGCTGACCGGACGCGGAGGCGACATCATCATTATCGACGATCCGCTGAAACCTATCGACGCTCAGTCTGAGCCGGTTCGCAACTCCGCTAATGAATGGATATCTCACACCTTGATTTCGCGGCTGGACGATAAGACCAAGGGATCGATCATTGTTGTTATGCAGCGCGTCCACCAACATGATCTAACAGGCTACCTAACAGAGAATTTTCCAGAAACCTGGACAATCCTGAACTTGCCGGCAATCGCCTCCGAAGATGAGTGCGTCCAGATCGGGCCTAACAGCTTTCATTTCAGGCAGGCTGGTGAGGCTCTCCACCCCGAACGGGAATCGCTTGAAGTCCTCGAGGGTCTTAGGCGGGAATTAGGGTCCGATCACTTTGCAGCCCAATACCAGCAATCTCCGGTCCCACCCGGAGGAGCCATGGTCAGGCGCGAGTGGCTTCAATACTGGGATGTACTCCCTGACCTAAAGTATCCAGCGAAGGTATTTCAAAGCTGGGATACAGCGGTAAAGAATGGAGCACAGAACGATTTTTCGGTGTGCACTACCTGGCTCCGGCTCGACAAGAAATTCTACCTTATGGATTTGGTGCGAGGGCGGTTCGAATATCCCTGTCTGAAGGAAACTGCGATCAGGTTGGCTGAAAAGTACAAGCCGAATACGATCTTGATTGAGGATGCTTCCACCGGCAGTCCTCTTGCACAAGAGCTTCGTCAGGCGGGAATTTATGCCGTTCAACTCATCCCGGTTGAGCGTGACAAGCAAGCTCGGCTGTATGCCCAACAGGACAAATTCGAGAAGGGGCTTGTTTTCTTCCCAAGGCAGGCTCCCTATCTTCGAGAATTGGAGGCCGAGTTGCTTTCGTTTCCGCAGAGCAAATTTGATGATCAAGTAGACAGCATCACACAGGCACTAGCGTCACAGACTTCCAAATATAGGTATGACACTTCTCTTGCTTGGGTAGGGTAGGCGTATTGCGAGAGCTCGCTAGAACGCCTCCATCTTTGCCGCCAAATACGAAGCCGGCGAACGGCGCCTGGACGTACCCACTTCGTCGCGCTCGTCTGCGACATCGGGTGCGACCGATCAGGTTGCTCCGCAATTTCGTAGGCGGCAATTCAGCCAAAGCCCTAACAACTCGCCAACAAAGGGGCCCGCTTCCAGGGAGCCGGCATGTTGCGATCACATCGTGATCCGGCGGGCCAAATCTTCGCCACAAGATTATCCGCTATTCCCCTCGACTTCCGGCGATGTAGGAGCGCTACTGACGGCCATCAATGACGTGGTTCCGCATGATGCATCGCGCGAGACTCTACGCCGCCCCCGGCTTTCGCCCCGCCTCCGACGGGGCCTGTCTCAGTGGCAGCACATGATGCTGTCGTTGATAGCGGGAGAGTCGAATGGCCAAAGCCAAGTCCAAAAAATTGAAGGCAGCGAAGACCACTCGCAACAAACGCGGGCGTCAGACCGCAAGCAAGCCTGTGAAGAAGCGAGTTTCTAAGATGCCCAACCGCTCCGGAGCAGCCTCCACGCAGGAAAAGGTCCTTAGCCTGCTTCGGCAGCCCAAGGGCGCAGCGATTGACGTCATCGTCAAGGCAACCGGCTGGCAGCGGCACTCGGTGCGAGGCTTCTTCTCAGGCGTCGTGAAGAAGAAGCTCAAGCTGGCGCTCACGTCAGAAAAGATCGGCAAGCGACGATTCTATCGCATCGCAAAATCCGGAGCTGCGACATGAAGCGGCCGTGGCCGGCAGGTGCCAAAGCGAACGCCGAAGTCGAGGCCGAGTTGGAGCGCCTGCCGGCCACGCCCGTCGTCGCACTGCGGAAGCGGTATAGGGAATTGTTTAAGGCTGAACCGCCCAAGGCGTTCGGCCCGGACCTCCTGAGGCGCAGCATCGCCCACCGCATTCAGGAAAAGGCGTATGGCGGCCTTCCCGCCGCGGCCCAGCGTCTCCTGGATCAATTGATCAAGGCGACGGCGGCCAAACCCGATGCTCGCCTGGAAATACCCCGGCGAATCAAGCCGGGTTCCGAGTTGGTCCGAACTTGGAATCGGCGGACCTACCGGGTTCGGGTGCTGGATAAAGGCTTTGTCTACGGGGGCAAAACCTTCGCCAGCCTGTCTGAGATTGCGACCGCGATCACCGGCACAAGATGGAACGGTCCACGGTTCTTCGGACTGAGATCGGCTGGCGCCGCGGATGGGGGCCACGGCCATGCCGGTTGAATCGACCAGACCACTCCGCTGCGCTATCTACACTCGTAAATCGACCGAACACGGGTTGGAACAAGAGTTCAATTCCCTCGACGCCCAGCGAGAGGCTTGCGAGGCTTACATCAAGAGCCAAGCCTCCCAAGGCTGGCGGCTTCTGCCGCAGCAGTATAACGATCCCGCTTATTCCGGTGGCAATCTCGACCGCCCTGCCCTCAAGAAGTTGCTTGCTGATATCACCGCCGGCAAGGTCGACGTGGTGGTGGTCTACAAGATTGACCGCCTAACCCGGTCCCTGGCCGACTTCGCGAAACTGGTCGAAACCTTTGACTCTCGGTCCATATCCTTTGTGGCAGTAACGCAGCAGTTTAACACGACCACGTCGATGGGCCGATTAACGCTCAACGTCCTTTTGTCGTTCGCTCAATTCGAGCGGGAGCTTGCTTCCGAGCGAGTGAGGGACAAAGTCGCTGCGTCCCGCAAGAAAGGCAAATGGACGGGCGGCACCGTTCCGCTTGGCTATGAGGCCAGGGAAAAAACGCTCGTCATTAACAAGAACGAAGGTCAGACCGTTCGGACCATCTTCCAACTCTATCTTGAACTTCGATCGTTCGGCAGGCTCGTCGCCGAACTGGACCGAAGACGCATTGTCACCAAGCGACGAACGACCAAGGTCGCAAAATACCGGGGCGGCATCCCTTTCACATACGGCCCACTCGCTTACTTCCTCAAAAACCGCATCTATCTCGGCGAGACCCACCATGGCGGCAAGTGGTTCAAGGGAGAGCATGCAGCAATCCTCGATCGAGCCACTTTTGATCAAGTCCAGGATCTGCTCAAGGAAAACAACGTCAGGCGGGGAACGAAATTCTCGGAGAGCGGTGCTCTGCTGAAAGGCAAGCTTTTCGACGACAAGGGCAATCGGATGGGGCCGACGTTCTCCAGCAAGAATGGCGTGCGGTACCGGTTCTATATCAGCACCGCCTTGCGGGGGAGGAAGAACGCGGCTGGATCGGTAAAGCGGATCTCGGCACCCGAAATCGAAGATATCGTCGAGGCAGAACTGCGAAGCAAACTCAATGCGGGTGATACCGAGACTACGGTTC